GAATTTCCGCTCTTACTCAATTTAGCATTTTCAAATATCTTGCCACCAACGCTTAAATCAGAACCAACTTGAAATACATCATCCCGTTTGCCAAGAATATTCTCAGCCTTCATCCTACCTTCTCTTTCGCCTTGAGGCGGAGCAAAACTTCCCTGACCATACTCAACTCGTTTTGCCACTAAGTTTCCACCTTCATCCCTAGAATGAGAAACAGATTTAGTTGCGCCTGCCGCATTTTCGTTTCTTGAATGTGCTGGGTTATCGCGCTCTCTAAAATGTCTACGAGTTTCAGCCGCTGAAATTCCTGCCTTACTGTGCGATCTTCTTATTTCAGCATCTTCCTGACTAGATCCGCCACCTTGATGTCCACCACCACCACCTTTACCACCAAAACACATAAAACTATCCTCTTCTTACTTGCGGTTGAGCCATAGATGCCATAACGCCTCCTAATGCGCCCTGACCCCTGTCGCCTCTAATCTCAGCGACTTTATTCATTAAATATTGCGTCATTACATCTCCACCCTGCTGTGGCATTCCACCCTGAGGCATTTGACCTTGTGGCATAGGAGGCTGACCTTGCTGTACAACTGGGCCAAATGCCTGTGGATTAATCGGTGCTATAGAGGCTAACATATCATATGCCATCGTTCTTCATGGCCTCCATCTGTAGCTCTGCCGCATTCTTCTCTCGCTCTAACTGAATGTCAGCCGCGTTCTTCTCACGTTCTAACTGTAATTCAGCCTCTAGCTTCGCTACCTTAGCCTGTAGGTCAGCCTGAGCCTTCATCTGCTCGATTTGCATGTCTTGCTGTGCTTCTGCCTGTTTAATCTGGATATTTGATTGCGCTTTAGCCTGATCCGCTTGTATCTGCGATTGAGTTCTAGCTTTTAATGCCTCAGTCTCTAATTGTGCAAGCTGTTGCGCGTATTGTAGTGGATTACCCTGTTGCTGACCTTGTTGCATAGCCGCCTGTAAAGCAGGGATTGGTTGCATTTGAGGCGATGCCTGTACAACTTGAGCCGCCCTCTGGCTAATCAACCTGTCTAATTCAGGGTTTACATCCTCAAATGTAAAGTCTGGATCTTTAAAGTCAGGCATTGGCGGCATTTCCATGCCAATACCAGCCTCCATTCGAACTCTGTAAAGTAACGCAATATGCTCCGCAATGTGAGCTACCAGTACAGGTTGGATTTGTGCCGCACCTGGATTACCGCCCAGAGATGGATCTTGCATAAACTGTAAGTGAACAGCAATGTGAGAATCATGATCTTGCTCAGGAAACGCACGAATTGGCTTGCCGTACATCACTGACATGTTCTCGTCGATCGGATCCATCTGGACAGCCTCTTCAGGTTTCTTCAGGATCTCGTCAATGTTGGGAACTCGTATCGCCTCATACATCCGCTTATATGCAGTATATAAATCATGGAACTGAGGTGCTGACTGAGCCATCTGCAAGATAGCCTGAGCCTGAGCAATCCTCTGTGCCGTTGAGAATATGTTGGGGTCACTGACAGGGAGGATGTCAATGCGATCGTTGAAGTCTGCCGCGAAAATCTGTTCGCTTCTGCCTGACAACGAAAATGTAAACGACTCAGGCAAGTTTTCTGCATTCAGTTCAGCCAGTAGCTTGAACTCTTGACCTTGAGCGTAATGCAACCTCTTGTGAATGGCCGAGAACGCTTTACTGCCCTGTTCTATCAAAGCCACAGTGGAACCAACAGGCGCATTCGGGTTTACATCCCCAACATTTAAATCAGCCGTACTCGCAAATCTCTGACCTGCCTGAACAATAAATCCAAGCAAATTAAAGAGCGACTGACTTGGCTCCTTAAATGGCAGTGGCATTATCGCCTTGTTAACATCGTCAACCGTTGCGTCTAAATCTACGAACTCACCAGGATTAACCTGAACTTCGCCACCTGAAACTCGACCCCTTAACTTAAATCCACCTTGCATATTCGCAAATGCCGCTGAATCTAGTAACGCCCTAAGTGAGCCAGTAGCCGCTCTTCCTAATCCACCGATCAAGTGATACAGGCCAAAACCATAAAAACCTAAACCTGGCAAGAACTTGTAAGACACAAACCAATCTCTCCTGAGTTTGCGCTCGTCATCCTCTCGCCAGTTTCTCCTGACACTGACTACTTGATCTGTATCGTAATCAATCGTGACGACATATGGGAAGTGAACTGAATTATCGTCATCCTCATCCTCATCGTCGTAATCAGAAACACCGTCGAACTTCTCGTACACATGCATTTCCAACAATGTAACAACGTGATCTTGAGACCCATCGCCATACTGATCAACACCTTCAATCTCGCCAATGACATCTCCAGATGGATCTAGCTCTCCACCCTGATCATCAGTAGGAAGATAATAGCCAGACTGGACGTATCGATTGTAATCGTTCTTCGGTATTCTAATAACCTGAGTATATCTTGGTGATGTATATAAATCTCTGCTCTCTGGAGCCACAACAAAATCTTCTGCCTTTACAAACTGAGCGCACTGCCTTCCCATGTTCGCATCCCACCAAACCTTTTTAAAAGTCTGACCGACCAAAGGCAGGTGGAATAGCATTTGATCTAAGTCTGGGAAATACTCAGGCATCTCCTGAGTAATCTGGTAATTCATAAATTCTCTGACGCGCCTTGACTGCTCCTCTAGCTCCTCATTCGGATCGCCAACAATAACAGTTTTCACTGGGCCTCCAGATGGGTACAGCTCTGCAATCGCTCTGGCGTTAAACTGTGTTGCCGCCTCAGCTATCATCGGGTGTACTACTGTGGATAATCCACGGGCGGCTCTCTCATCTTCTGATTCGTTAACTCCACCATCAGGATCTACTGTCTTCAATCCTTCCTTGTATCGCTCTTCCCACTCAGATCTAGATTCTCTGTCAGATTCATAATACGAAATAAGCGTCTGACCTTTTCGAGCCAGTTCACGATCATCAATAAGTTCTGCTAAGTTCGAATCGAAATCATTGGGAGAATCTTCTATGCCAACGTCTAAGTCAGGATCTCCAACTAAAACCTCGTCTTCTGATATCTCTTCAACCTGAAGGTCGTCCGATGGTGCGCCTTCTGCGAAGGGTGCTAATTCTTTAGTGAGTGAAATTGGTGACCTAGCCATACAGAGTCATCCTCCTTGTTTCAACAAATTCGTCATCTTCGTAATCGTCAGTGTGGCCGACAAACCAACCTTTTCGCAATCTTAGCCATGCTTGCGTACATGTGTCAACTATGTCGTCATTATCTCCAGCAGGAAATGCTGAACATATGTCAATTAAATCTTTAGCCCACTTCTTATCAAAAGGATAGTAGATTCTTCCATCTTCTAACAATGCGGAACTTGCGTGCGCTCTGGCTTGCTTATCACGGTCAGGTAAATATTCCAATACAGGTATTCCTGCCATGCGTAAATCTTGTAATAGAGATTGACCCGATGCCTTCTTCTCGATCAACACTGCGTCAGGCTCCCACTCGTAATATGAATCTTGGGCAATGCGTCTTAGGTCAGGATAGCTGACCCTGTCGTACCACATATCAAGAACCATGATGTTCATCATGCCCTCATGTCTAAATACGCCCCACGTTGTCCTAGCCGAGTAGTCTGCGGTTTCTTTCGTGCTGAATGCAGTATCGTAACTCTGAATGACGTACTCGATGTTCGACGGCAAGTCTTGGCTCTCCCAAGGAACCCACCACTTGGCTTTTAAGATTCCACCGCCCTTCGGTGCAGGACGTTGCTGTAGCTGACCTGCACTTGCGTAACTTCCAAGACTTCGCTCTAGGTTATCTAAGGTTTTAGTGTCAACTCTCTCTGGCCAAAGTAAATCACCCTCCTCAGTTCTGGGATCGGCAAAGCCTAGCGTTGATATCGTTGGCGTTGGGTGGCCTATCTCATATCGGGCAGGTAAACATAGGTGATCCCACTCGTGGCCAAGATCGTTGGCTAAGATGTGGCCTGTCAGGTCATTCTCATGAACTCTCTGCATAATAATAATAAATGCGCCAGTTCTGGGGTCATTCAGTCTGGTTTGCATCGCCTGATCCCACCAGTCAAGCACACCTTGCCTTACCAGTGAGCTTTCGCTCTCCCTGACGTTATGTGGATCATCAATGATTATTATATCACCACCCTCACCAGTTAACGCCCCGTCAACCGATGTTGCAATCCTCGCGCCAGTCTTATTGTTCTCAAAGCGTTGCTTTTGGTTTTGGTCAGAGGTTAAATCGAATGCATCGCTAAAATGATCTTGATACCAGTTACTGTCGATCAACCTACGACACTTAACGCTATCCCTGACCGACAGAGAGCTTGCGTAAGAGGCGTAGAGGAACTTTTTGTCAGGTTGCTTAGTCCAAGTCCAAGCAGGCAGTGCCACGGCCACAGAAATCGATTTCATGTGTCTTGGGGGAACATTTATAATCAAGCGTCTGATATCGCCCTCCACAACAGCCTGTAGGTGATCAGATATCGCATCGATATGCCAGTTGTTTATAAAAGGTTGAGCAGGCTCAATAGACGGCCAACTAGCCTTCGTAAACTCCCTCAATGATCTTCGATACTTCTCCGCCCTCACTTGCTCCAGTGTCAGGTTGCTTAAATGCATTTTCAAGCTGTTCAAGTTGGTCATTTGGAATCCTAGTTAAATCTATGATATGTCTCTGCTCGACAGTTGACTGGACTTCCTGTTTGTCCACCCAACCTGCTCGGTTCTTCAGGTAGAAGATCATGGCAGTGTTATCTCCATCCACTGCCTTTGTGTACAATGCGTTGGTCACATTGGCAACGCCCTTGCCACGCCCCCTTTTTAGTGCATCAGAAAACTCAGGGTACTCATTCTGTCTTTCGTAGATTGTTTGCCTACTCACACCAAGCACTGAGGCGATTTGATCGACTGTAAGACCTTGCGCTGAGAGGTTTTCCACTTGCTCACAGATTTCTGGAGTTATTTCAAACTTTGGTCTTCCACCACGATTTTTCTGTAACATTTTAATCCTTTGATAAAGCTCTCTTTCAATATACACATTATTTTACAAAAAAAAAGCCCCACCGAAGTGAGGCTGATTTTCTCAGGGAAATTTTTATTAATCACCAATCTTTTACCTTGAGTACGTTTTTAGTTTCTTTCATAATTTTTTTAGTACAAGATTTTACTATTTCATCTTGTACGTCATCGTAAATCTTTTCAAGATGATCTTCAGAATGAACACCTGACCTTGGTTGGACAATCCTAATGAACGAAGCCGTATTATACCGATCAAGCCAATCTACTTTAGACATGCCAATTGCATCTCTCACCATATCTAAAATAACATTATATTTGTTTTCAACATCTAATATATCATACATATTTCTCTCCCTTTATAATTTAATAAAATTAAGTGTACTTCCGAGTTCGTAATGAAAGTATTCATGCCCGACTTCTAGGCTCGACAAGTTATCGATAACGTCATCGGTAAGATCCCACGCATCAGATTCTTTGATTTCATCTAATGCAACAACCTCTGGCTTTGCATCTCCGTAACCTTCCAACCACTTCACTAAGAATTTCATTTTGGTTCTCCTGTTCTGAGATTTGTTGTTCTTAACATTTGGCTTATTTCATAAGAGTCCATCCAATTAAGGCAAGATATAAGTGCCGCCCTTGCACTAAACTCAGTGCCATCTTCATCTACTAGACCTAAGATGGTTTCAATCTTTATTTCTTTTCTCTCTTGCTCTGATAGGTGCATTTTATTTCTCCCTTGATTGTGGGGAGCGCGAGGCTCCCCTGATTAATTATCGTCTAAAATCTTCTATATCAAAATCTTTAGCTTCTTTTACTGCCTCTTCAAAAACTGTAAAAGGATCTGTTCCTGATACTGTTTCATAACCTTCTATTGTGGCTTTCACTCCATCACCTGTAAATGCAGTCACAACTCCAACACTCTCATAATCATAACCATTCCAAGTATACTTTATATCCCATACTGGGAAATGAGTTGCCCACTCTCCAGATGCACCATCTGTTGTTCTCTCAAATTTAAACTTTGGTGAAACCTCAGAACCTTTTATATTAACGTAACCCATTTTATTTCTCCCTTGTTTGTTTCTATAAACAATAAGTACTAGCAATCACTAGCACTGTCAAGTGCCAAATGTAAAATAAATAAAAAAAAGACCCCCAACTCAATTTGAGTCAGGGGTCAGTCTACCCCCCTAAAGTTTTGGGAGAAACAGCGTCATAGAGGCGACC